AATACAAAAATAGTGATGTTGAGGGAATTATTGACGATTATATTCATTCTGAAAGAGATAGAAATATCTTAAAAAGACGCTTTATAGATGGTATCTGTTATGAACCATTAGCAGAAGAATTTGATTTATCAGTAAGGCAAGTAAAGAACATTATCTATAAGCATGAAAACGTTATATTTAAGCATTTGAAAGAAGAAAAAGAAAGTCAGAAATGACTTTCTTTTTTTATGAAAAAGTATTGACAAATATAAAATAATAGTTTATGATAATATCAACGAAATAAATAAAAGCAAACACGAAAGCGAGGAAATAAAACAATGGTGGATGAAGAAAGTGTTTTTGATAATGAATTTTTGTTACAGGATAGATTACAGAAAATACAACAGATTGTAGAAAAATATGGAGAAAAAAATTTTTATATTAGTTTTTCTGGTGGCAAAGATAGCACTGTTCTATCAGCTTTAATAGATATGGCATTACCTAATAATTTAATTCCAAGAGTATATGCAAATACAGGAATTGAATTAAATATGATAAGGGATTTCGTTTTAGAATTAGCAAAAAAAGATGAAAGAATTAAGGTTATAAAACCAAGTGTACCAATCAAACCAATGTTAGAAAAAGAGGGGTATCCATTCAAAAGCAAAATTCATGCACATTGTGTCAATTTATTTCAGACAGACCCAAGTAAAAAAATGTGGCAAGGATATATAGGACAAAGACCCGAACAATGGCACACTAGAACTTGCCCGAAAAAATTAATGTATCAATTCACAGAAGAAAATCAACTTAGGATTTCTGATATGTGTTGCGTGAAAATGAAAGAAGAACCGCTGATTAAATGGGCTAAAGAAAATGATAAAAATATTGCGATCATTGGAATAATGATGGATGAGGGGGGGCGCAGAACACAATCATCTTGTTTAAATTTTAGTGGAAAAAAATTAAAGAAGTTTCAGCCTTTAGTGCCATTAACAAAAGAGTGGGAAAATTGGTTTATTAAAACTTATAACATAAAAATATGTGATATTTATTATCCACCTTATAATTTTGAAAGAACTGGTTGTAAAGGATGCCCATTCGCTTTAAATCTTCAACACGAATTAGATACACTTGAAAAGTATTTCCCGAATGAAAGAAAACAATGTGAAATAATTTGGAAGCCTGTATATGATGAATATAGAAGAATTGGTTATAGGTTGAAGAAAAATGAAGATATTTCAGAACAAGTGAAAGAAGATGATGAACAAATAATAGGGCAGATGCATTTGATATATGATGGATTTATAAAATAATAAATGTTTAAGCAATTAAAAAAGACTACAAGTTATTAGCTTGTAGCCTTTTTTAAATCAAAAGCGAGGTGTTCCGAGTTGTACTCGGGGGAAATGTATATATATAATATACCATTTTTACGTGTGCGTTTCAAGTTGCACGAATATTTCATTTTTCGACTAATACAATCGTATTATATTTATCTCATGAAATACGTAGACAGATTAAAAAGTTGTGGTTTTTCTGATGCCGAAGCAGTAAGAACTACAAAAGACTTTCTAAAAAATTTCGGCGAAAAAGGCTTAGAAGAATACATAGAGGATTTAGAAAATGTGGATAGAATACAATCCAAGCCCTGTCGGTGCTCATGTAGGGGATTGTGCGGTTCGTGCAATTGCAAAGGCTCTTGATACAACATGGGAAAAGGCATATTTACTTTTAGTTGTTAATGGCTTTGCTATGGGAGATATGCCAAGCGCAAATAATGTAATAGGTTCAGTATTAAGACAACATGGTTTTAAAAGGGCAAATATACCAAGCGATTGTTCAGATTGTTTAACAATCAAAGAATTTTGCAAAGATAATCCACAAGGAATATTTGTAATTGGAACAGGAGCACACGTTGTTACTGCCGAGTTCGGAAATTACTATGATGCATGGGATAGTGGAAGTGAATATGTTTCTTATGTGTGGTACTTGCAAAATCCACCTAGTTTTTATATTTGATGGCAATTTTGTTTTCTTGGATAGGCGCAAATAATTTGTCTGAATCAATTGGCAATCCTTTTTGTTTCATGCGGTAATAACGCTTTTGAGCAGTTTTATATGGGAAATTCAATTGATTACACAAAGTATGTAAACACCATTCTTTACCTTGATAAAAAATATAGAGGGTATTTGATTTGTGTGATTGTTGTTCTTGAATACTAATCCATTGGCAATTATTTGGAGAATAACCTTTATCGTTATCAATTCTATCAAGTGATAAAGAATCATTATAACCATTATTGATCGCCCAAGAATAGAAAGAATTAAAATCGTTTTGCCATTCATCACAAACGCAGATACCACGATTATAATAAGTTTTTGCATCTTTTGAATTTGAACGGCATCTTGCTTTCATTCTTGCCCACTCTTTATAGATGCGAGATTGAGATAATCCATGAGTTTTATTTATACCTTTAGTGCCTTTATTGGCTTGACACCCACAAGATTTACAATCACCTGATATTAGGGAATTGCGAAAAATAGATTTTACATTACCGCATTCGCATTTACATATCCATTTTGTATGTTTGGATGATTTATAAGAATAATCTCTACCAATAACAGTTAATTTTCCAAATTTCATGTTGGATAAATCAGAAACGAACATAAAAATAACACCGCCTTTCGTGTAATAGATGCCTTAAATGGATTATAGCGGAAAGCCATTAAGGCAAAATGGCTGTTCGGGAGCTACCCTATCCGCTGTATTTATATTATAACACAAACAAAGGAGTTTTAAAATGGCTTATAACAACGCTTATCCTATAAATTATCCACAGAATTATCCACAAAGTTATCCACAATTTTATCCACAATATACACAATCAATTCAATCCAACCAATCACAACAGAATAATGGAATGATATGGGTACAGGGAATAGCGGGGGCTAAGTCTTATCTTGTAGCCCCTAATTCTACTGTGCAATTGTGGGACAGTGAAAGAAATTCAATATATATCAAGAGTGCAGATGCAAGCGGAATGCCTAGCATGAAAATACTTGATTATAAAGAACGTGAGCAATCACAATCAAGCGAAATTGCAGAACCTCAAATATATGTTACGCATGAAGAATTAAAAGATTTTGAAGATAGAATAACTCAAAAAATATCTGATTTTAAGGAGAAATTAGGAGCATGAACCCATTGCAGATGATGAACATGGTTAATCAATTAAAAAGCAATCCTATGTCAATTTTGGGGCAATATGGAGTACCTCAAAACATATCTAATGACCCGCAAGCAATCATTCAAAATTTAATGAATAGCGGTAAAATCTCACAACAACAATATAACAATGCTATGCAGATGGCAAGGAATATGGGTTTTAAAGTTTAATTCATTTTGGTATTAAGACAAGTGCGCATAGTCTTGATATAAACCATTTTGCCAACGTCGGTAAAATGGTAATCCGACTAATCAAAAATGATGAGTCGAAACCGAGTCCTCAAATTTGAGGAGTCGAAAACCGATTGCTCAATTTTGAGCAGTCGCTAACCTTAAAAAATTTAAAGGTAGAAAGGAAAAAGAAAATGGCTTTAACAGATGAAAGCGGAATGAACACAACAATGCTAGTAAGTCCAACAGGTGGTTATCAGCAAGGCGGTTTTGGAAATGGCTTTGGTGGGGACGGATGGTGGATTATACTTTTACTCTTGCTTGCGTGTGGCGGTTGGGGTAATGGTTTTGGCGGCTATGGTGGCGGTCAACTTGGCTATGATTTCCCATGGCTTATGAATGGCCAGCAAGGCATCAATAACAACGTATCTAGTGGATTTAGGGACGCGCAGATTAGTGATGGAATAACAAGCGTAAGGGATGGAATATCAGCACTTTCAACACAGATTTGCGGTGGATTTGCGGGCGTAAATGCTACTGTAAATAATGGATTTGCACAGTCAGAGATTGCAAACAATTCAAGACAGATTGCAAATATGCAACAGTCATTTGCTAATCAGATGGCAACAACACAGGGATTTAATCAGTTAGGAACACAGTTCGCTAATTGTTGTTGTGAAAATCGTCTAGGCATTGCAAATTTAGGCTCTGATATTGCTAGGGAAGCGTGTGCAACAAGAACCACAGATACACAGAATACACAAGCAATCCTCAACGCAGTAAACACAGGAGTACAGAGCATTAAAGATCAGCTTTGCCAAGATAAGATTGATGCAAAGAATGATGAAATTTCACAACTTAGACAGGAAATTTCAATGAAAGACCTTGCGGCTTCACAGGTAGCACAGAACGCATTTATTCAGAATGGATTTGCTAATGAGGTCGATCAACTCTATTCTCGCCTTTCAAGTTGCCCCGTGCCGAGTACACCAGTTTACGGTAGAACGCCTATATTCACTTGCAATCAGAACTCATGCGGTTGTGGTTGCGGAGCATAAGGGGGTGTTACTATGGCTTGCGAATTTTTGCAGAACGAAGTACAGGAAGTGGCTTTATATTCGCCTATCTTATTTCGTGCATCTATTCCTTGTACCAAAGGATATGT